TTTCTTTCAAATCTTTTTCATGTATCAGTTTTGGCGATAAATCACAATGCAGATAAATGGGTATTCCGGCTTTATAACATTTAATACAAAACCCTATATCTTCCCCGTATTCGTGTGCGCAATCGCCATTTTCCAATACGCCGAAGTGAAACCACGGATATTCTATTTTACTGAAAACGTCCGCACGCACAAGCAGAAAATTCCCGCCAGCCCAATCCACCTTTACAACGCCGATCTGCTTCTGGTCTACAAATGAACCGATAAAACCGGGATGATTGTCGTCTATAAAATTCCCGCCGCAGTAAAAGCTATTTAATCCAAGACATTGTTTTCGATAGGGAACAGCCCCGCCGATAACGGGTTTGTTTTCGGCAACCAATGACTTGATATTGCTGAAAGTAAATCCTGTGTCAGCGTCAATAAACAGGCAATAATCGCAATCGGTGATTGTCTGGCGCTTTAAAGCTGAATCGCTTACCCCATTATTACGCGCTATGGAAATATAGGGGTCTATTTTTGGGATGACCTGTATATCATAATCCCCGGTGTCCGTCTTTCTCAATGCGTCAAGCGAGTCCTTGAAGCATTTTTGAGATGCGTATTCCAGCGAAACAAAACAGGGAACTATGAGTTTGATTTTCGGCATGTTATTTCTTTTCTACAAATGGCTCGAATTTACTCTCCACCGGCTTCGCAGTGGCAGCCGCCTTTTCCTCTTTTGCCTTTTGTTCAAGCAGGAAACGCTTAAACGTCTGGACTTCATTCATCGCCCCGGTGATTTCACAAATCCTGCGCTCCAGCAAATCAAGGTTAATACCTTCCATCAAAACCCCCTTTTAAAAGAGAGGGGATTTCTCCCCTCTCCTCAGTTGTGGTTATGCTCCGGCACTTGTGAGCATGACATAATACGCCGTCCCGCCGATATTACAACGCAGACAATGGGTCGATGCAGCCGCCGTGTTTGCCTGAAACATCTTGCCGCTTGCAACGGTAAGACCGTCAAGGTCAAACAGGTTACCGTAGGTGTCCATTGTCGCCTTGTCAGCGCCGGAAACCTGCATATGCATAAACGCCGTGCGTGTCCCGGTTACTGCGCCCGAACCAAGCACCAGTTCGATTTCAACCGGCGCATAGTTTCCGACAGTCGTCCCGGCAGAAAGCACCATCTCCGCGCAAATCGTAGAGCCGAGTCCGGTCGTACTGCCAGCCGCGCCGTAAGTGGTCATTGCTTTGAAAGCATTTGACCAGCCACCAGCCGCCGCGCTGATAGTAAGATCGACCTTCACCCGTCCGCCAACCTGTCCCGCGCCGCTCATCACGTTACTGAAAAGCACCGGCTCCCAGCTCGTGCTTGCGTTTGTCGAAGCGCAGGTCGTGTACATCTCCAGCGCCTTGTCGCCGTTATAGGTCAGAATCTGCGGGGAAGCAGCGGTGTTAAACGAACCACCATTAAACTGCATCCCATCAGGTCTGCCATCACCAATCATTTGAACTGCCATAATAATCCATCCTTTCGTTGTGTAAAGGCGGTACTTCTACCGCCCGTTTAATTAGCCGATAAGTCTGCAAGCCCATTCAGGCCGCACCGTTGTCCAGCCGCCGTAAACGTCAATACGACACGGGAAATTGTCATTCGTTATGTCGTACTGCCGCACGATACGCATGGACACTTTGTCCATCACTTCTCTGGCCGCAAAGTCCACCCCGCCCGGCAGTTCAAGGTCTGCACTGGCAAAGGTAAAGGCCGATTTGTGATAGAGCATGTTCTGCGGATACGCCGTCGAAGCCGTGCCGACAACCGTCACCGTCGCACCATCAGCCGGGAAAGCACTGATAGTCTGAAGGGCACCGCTCGCGCTGGTATACATCGCCGGAGAAACGGTCAGTGTGACTTCCGAGGAGGCCGCAGTTGCCGCAGTCGTTACGACAAATTGCTGCAAGTCCGCGCTGGTCACTTTGGTCTCGGGATTCACCGCATACACCGCCGATACCGTGAAAACGTCACCATCGGTAAATGTCTGCGTTGCCGCGCCGAGGCCGTCAACATGGATACTCGTCGAGCCTTCCGTGTTATACGCTCCCGCAGCGTCGTCAATCAGGATAGTCCCTGACCGTGAACCGCAGGTGTGCCGCGCCACGTTCTGGTCTTCGTAGAACTTGAACCCGTAGAAATCAGACGTTTCGCCGGTTTCAAAGTTACTGGCAATCGAAGACCCTTTGTGGAACAGCGCCTTGAGAGCGTCCGCAACCGTGGCGTTCGCAATCGGATTCAGACAGCCGTACCGATTGTTTTTCGGCGTGCAATAATCGCTCAACCGCGCACCGCACTGCCCGATAATAAGGCTTGTCGAGGGAGTCGTGCCAGCCGTGCCGAGAAGATTATACACGTCCTGATAAAGCAAAAGGCCGTCTTTGTCAATTTCAGAAGCAAGCCGCGCCATCGCAGGATCCAGATACCTTTCCGCGAAATCGTCAATGGTCATGGTACGGTCGGCAGAAGTAAACTCGAAATCAACGTGCTTCTGAGTCGCACAGTTGATAGTTACATACTGCTCCGTAACGTCTTGAACATTGATTGCCGCGCCGGTATTTACCGCGAATTGCACCGGTTTACGGACGCGCAGAGAAGTCCCCGCCTTTGCGCCTTTTTTCGCAAAGGCATCGTCATACTGGCGGTCGCAGTTTTTCATGAAACCGCACATGTTGTGAAAAATCTCCCCTGCTTTCCTGAGAATTACAGTGGGAGAAAGTAGTGTGTTCGACATACATTATTTTCCTTTCAGTTTTTTGACTCGTTCTCGTTCCCGCCTACGCCATTCCTCAAAAGGCATCTTCTTCGCGTCCTCCTCTTTCAGGTGGTCGAGCGTGTCGGGTGCCCCGCTTCCGGCTGGCGGGTTTATGGGATCAGGAGTTTTTGAACCTGCGGGCTTCTTTTCCTTACCTGCAAGCAGTTTACCCTCAATCATGCCGATTTTGCGGATAGCCGCATTTAAGGGCATGTCATTGAGCGCGTAGGCTTCTTCGGGATTTTTGGCAAGGTAATATTTTATCTCCGCGCCTATTTCACTTGTCAGGATTTCGCGCACTACCCCTTGCGGGATAGGCACGTCTTCAGATTCAGCAACGGCCTCATCATAATCAGCATGAGTCTTTTTTGCCTCTGCTTCCTGTTTCGCAAAACTTGCGCCTGCCGCAGCCATGTTCTGACTGCCTGAAAATTCCCTGCGTAAAGTGTCCCGTTCCTTTTCAAGCCTCTGCTCTGCTTTTTTGTCCCGCCAACCTTCAAGGGCGTCCTGAAATTCGTCCTCGGTTGCAAACGTGTCGCGCTTCGGGCGCTGGTCCTGCTGTGGTGCCTGTGGCTGCTGATAACGCGGTGAACCGTCAGGATTCAGCGGGCCATAAATCTGCTCATAGGCCCGTAATTGACCTTTAAGTTCACCCTGCTTATGCAGCATCTTTTCCCACCGCTGCCGGGATTTTTCTTTCTTGCGTTCAATCTCATCCGGCGTCAATGGTTTTTGCGCGGCTGCCTGTTGCTGGCCGCCTTCGCCTTCTGTCCCTTGCCCTGTCTGCTCATTCCCCTGCTGCTGGCCGCCTTCTGGATTCGGGTCGGTAGTCTGCGTTGCCGGGTCTTGGACTTGTGTTGCGTTTTCCATCTGTTCCCCCATGAGGATTATTTACACCACGACCGGCGTGGCTGCCTGAGCGTTTTGCGGTTGTCCAGGTTGCTCAATTCTGCCGCGTATGAATGCCACTGATTCCATCAAAGCCTGCAACATCTCAGGCTTTACTTGGATAGATGTTTTTTCAAGTGTGGTCTGCGCGGAAAGTTGCGCCTTCGCCATTTCCAGCTGTCTGTCCTTGTCCTTGTTTTCCAGTTCCTGCTGCATCTTGCCGATAATCTGCTGGAATTGCGCGTTCTGCTGTTTTGTCAAGTTCAATTCGCCTTGAACCTTCATCAGATCGGCAATTATCTGCTGTATTTCCTGCGGATTCATCCCCTGCTGCGGCTGAAAGCCTTTAGCGTCCTGATCTGAAGCCGCGATGATTTCAGGCGGAACGGTTGCTTTGAGGCGGGCGGCAAGCTCCTTCGCCTCTGCGAAGTCAAGGTTCCGCGCTATAATGTCCGGAGCAACCTGCCCTATCACCGGCACTGCCTGAGCAAGGGATATAAGCGTTTCGGCAGCCTCTACCCTGCGCGTGGTAAAAGACGGTCCTACATCTATCACAATATCAAGCTCTGACGTTTCAAGCTCTGACAGTTTCCCGCCGGTTGCGGAGTTGATTTCCATGACCTCATCAGCCATGTCCTCACCCAAAATGCGGATAATTCTTTCGTTATCGTAGACTTCCGGTATCATATCCACGACAATGCGCCCGGCGTGTTTCAGGGCCTTGATTGTGTTATCCCCGAAATGGAATGTCCCGGTATCGCCCTGACGCTGGCGGGCGATAATTGCGCGGCCTGATTTCTCGTTAGACGGAGCACCAAGAGAAGCGTCGAACATGCCGATAGTCGCTTTAATATCATCACTTGACCCCTGTAAAGCGGTCATTATTGCACCATCAATATTTGTCGGGGGTGTCCTTTGCGGAGGCGGGACTAACTGACCGCCAAGAGTTGTGGGCTTATATTCAAGACGACCCGTAGGAACTTTGTGCGCTTCATCCCATTCGTCTTCATGTCCTTCAAACTGCCCTTCTGCGCCTACCCACGGAGCTATCGGAGCAAGAGCAATCTTCTCCGCTTCGGCTGACTTGAAATAATTGTAATGTCTTTGTGCGTCCTTCGCGTTTCTCGGCAGTGAGATATAATAATCTTTCCCCTCAATATTGACTTCATCACCTACCACCGGAATTACAGGTATCCATTTCCCCGGTACCTTGCGCGTTTCCAGTACCTTATTCGCGCTGATTAAATACCACGTCACTTCCTGAGTCTGCACCTTGCGGGTATCTTCGGTTTTCTCCTCTGTAATTTTCCCTTCTTCATCGAAGAAAATATCCCGCTTCGATTTATTCATCACAAAATATTCCGCAAGCCTTACCGTGTCATCAGCCGTATTTTTCCAGTCTTTTGTATTCTCATTATCCGGCCATTCGTCAACATCATCGTCGTAAGTTTCCTCGTATTCGTCTTTCGGCATCGGGTGAAGGATGAAAGCATACGGGGCATCAGACCAGTCTATGCGTTGACAGAGATGAATCGGGAACAGGACTGAAAGCGCGTTTTTAATCCGCTCAATGTAAATTTCCTGATTGCGCGTGGTATCGCTGACATACCGCGTCAATATGCGGAAATATCCAAGCCCGCAACGGATAGCGGAAATACAAGCCGTGTCAATCGCAGTGTCTGAATCTGCGTTGTTCTGAATGTGCCTGATTAAACCTTGCAAGCATTTCGCAGTAGTAGGATCGCGCTTTGAATCGAAGCCGCGTATTTTTATCGCGGGCCTGTTCTGCCGCTGGTCATTGGCTACACGATTGATAAATACGGGGAGTTTGTTGATTACCAGAGAGGGGCGGCCTTTGCGGGAAGTTAAAACATCATCATCCCACTGTTTTGCTACACCGTCACCGTAAACAAATTGCAAGTCGTCTTTTGCGAGCTTGATATTATCCCGCATCGCATCTTCGCAGATTTTGTACCGCTTCAAAGCGGTCTCAATAATTTTCTTATCGTCTTTTTTCTGCTTCTTTTCTTCTTTGTCCATTTTTTCCCCTATAAACGCAAAAAGGGGCCGCCGCTATCCCTCTAAGGATAACGACAGCCCCCGTAAACGGAGAAAGCTGCTCAACGCTTATTTTAGTTCGTTAATACTAATATAACATATTTCCGGGAAAAATCAATAACTTTCTGTTTTCTCCCTAATAAGATTTGTTTTTCAAACCCTTGTCCGTTGACATATTCCCCGTATATCTTGTGCTTGTTCGTGCATCCTGTTTGTCACGTGTGCCACCATTTTATCGAACCGTGAAATTTCTTGTGGTTTTGCTTCGGCTGTGTTCGATGTTGGTAGTGGTGGTTCATCCGAAAGAACAGGAGCAAATGATTTTCTCAAATTTTCGATAGATGAGCTAATATCAGATAATGCCTTTTCAAACATTTCCTCTGTTCCCTCAATAAGCCTTGTGGCCTTAACCTGTCCGCACTCCATAAACACCCCTTTGTTAAAGTTTAAACTTCTTGTTAATTCTTTTCCCCAAATCATCTGCACAATGTTTGCAAACCCGAAACGTACCGCCGCCGATCTTGATTTTAATGTTACCGCAGGGACTCATTGGGATATAATAATCGGTCGGCTGAAACGTTAAAACACACCTGTCATTAACGGCGTAGTGTTTTTTGCATAGACGGCAAAGCTTACGTTTCATTTAAATTCCTTTGTTAAGGTTTAAAATCAATAAGATTTTATTGATTGATGTATTTCAACGTCTTTTGTAATGCCTCTATCGCAGACAAAGACTATCCGCCGGCGCCTGCGCTCCTCGAGTACTTTCTTTAGTTGCTCAATGCCGCGCTGAGTCAAGTCTTCGGTTTCAACACGGATATATTTAGGCTTCTCGTCGGGCATTTATTTCGCTTCCACTCTTTCCCGCGAAACGGTTAGGGTAAAATCCATAGCGTGTAATATCAACTTCGGGCTGTACGAGTTGAAAGCTATCGGGATGAAACTTTAATTCTCTCTGACACTTTTCCGCGTATTCCTTCTCCGTCATCCGTATCGTCTTCCCATCAACCGTTTTGATCACGATTTTCTTCATTTTGGCAATCCCCAAACAATGTTTATAGTTTTCGCTGGCGTTTTTCTTGACAGTAACTTTTTAATTGCTTTCTTTGACCATTTTAAATTCTTCATGGTTTAATTTTTTTCTATAAGTGTTTTGCAATAATTATCATCATCATATTCAAAAACATCATGCGCTCCGCTCCCCATTGTTAATTCTGCTTTTTTTGCGTTTCGTATAATTTCTCGTGCGTCATCTTCTATCTCTACAACAGGCCTTATGAAATCATAACGAATAGCTCCGCATTCTAACAACTCTATCTTTAAATCTCTCTTGTCAGCTCGATTTAAAATATATCTAAGCCAGAATTTATTGTCCTCATTAAACAACAGATAATCTCTATTTGTTCCTTCCCAACGACTATAAATATCTAATTCGGCTTTTATTTTCTCCTTATAATATCTTAAAATAAACCTCATGCCATCCATCCCGTTTCTGAATTGAGCCTCACCCGCGCTGTGTGTGTAGTAGTTTTTTTCTTCGCATCCGGGTCTACATATTTCCATTCCGCCATAATAGCCCAGAGTATTTTCATCGCGTCTGAAAAGTCCTTGTATCTCTCAGCCTCTTTTTCACTGTCTTCTTCTAATCTGTGATTTCTCAGTGAGTCAAGCAGGTTATTGCATGAAGGCTCTACGGAAAAAGACGGCTCGTTTAAAGGACCGACCGGAATAAGCGTATTGTATCTCATGTCCTCAATCAACCGGCTTTTCTGTATGTCAATCAACTTCTCATCAGGGCAGTCGAATACTAACCCGCCGTTTTCCTTCTTTGCAAATTCTGAAACTATACCGAGCGTGGAATTGGAGAAATACGACCCCGAACCTGAACCCTTTGCGAACCGCGTATCTATCCCGCGCTTATTTATTGTTATCCCTGACATTCCCGCGTTGTCCGTAACGTAAATTTCCTTTGCCATATCTGCCAGAGAGCCTGTGTACAGCACTTTCTTTCGCACCTCATGAAACGGCTCTCCGAAAGTGTCAACCCTGGGCCACTCTGCGTATATGTGCCGGTAGAATGTGTTTTTCTTCTCGTTCTTCGGCCAGATCGCGCCCCACAGACACGCAGGGTAATAGTGCTGCGCCGGGTCCATAGACATAAAGAAATTTCCCTTGGCTTTGACCGCGGCAAGGTCAACGTGCTTAACATGAATTTTCTCGTTGAACTCCTGCCAGACACGACGGCCATAACCGATAGGCTCACCGAGCCAGATGTTTTTAGCATCGTGCGGGCGATAAGCGAAGTCAGTCTCCATTTCCTTCCTGAGAACATCGGGAAAGAAAGGATTCTGGTCGTAATTACTGAAACATACTCTTGAATTTTCGTTTTTGTTTGTAACGAACCGCTGATAGGTAGGATCATCAGCATATTTTGTATTGAACGATACCCATATTTCAGGCGTAGGTAAGGCCGGGCAACTTGTACGGATTGTAGGTATAAGAATCTGCCAGGATTCTTCTGATACGGTTTCTGCTTCCTCTACCCAGCAGATATTTATACCCTCAAGGGATTTTATTTTGTTTACGTTGCGGAATAATCCCTCGAATATAAACTCGCTGCCGTTTGAAGCAAGAATAGAATTGTCTGTGATAGTAAAAAACTGCGTCGCGCCGATAAGTTCTATCTGGTCAGAAAGGGTGCGGTGGACGGATTCTTTGATTGACCGCTGGATTTCACGTGTACAGAGAACGCGGACTTTATTTCGCAGAGTATAAACAAGCAAGGCGCGGGCAAAGCTCCACGACCGGCCAGCACCGCGCCCGCCATAAGCTATCTTGTATCTGTGAGGCTCAAAAAGGAAATCGAACACTTCCGGGATTTCAGCCCGGATAAATCCGTCACTTTCCTTTACGTCCGCCCTTACGTCTGCCACCGCCGCATCGCTCATTCATTCTTTCCCTCTTTCTTGGCTGATATGAATTTTACCTCTATCCCTTGCGGATAGGTTATTTCGCTTTTTACCTCCATCGGCTGCGCTGGCTTGTCATACATGCGCTCAATCGCATGGGGCTTGCCTTCTATTGCGTCAAGTACGACCTTTGTACCGATAGCTTCCTCGAAAGTAATATCTTTCGGATTCTCCATTGCAAAGTCTATGTTGCTTAAACTCGGAGTGCTGCCGCGCATCCCTTTAGGTATTTTCTGTGCAGCCATTTTTTCGAGGATATGCTTGAAACGGGTTTTGTAGTTGGGCTTACCTAACGGATGGCCTTTAGGATTTCCGCATTGTCCCGGTTTAAAGGGAATAAGGTTTCTTATTCTTTTGTCTGTTTTTTCTCTGTTTTCCACTAAAAACCGCGTTTCTTAGTAAGAAAATTGAATACTCGTATAGTCCATTTTCCTGCTCTCTCTTTCCTTGTCTTCTCCATAGCTGCACGTTCCTGCGGTGCCAGATCCTTGAACATTTCGTGTTTAGGTTTTAGGCAGTAAAGTTCAAAGCGAGTGTTATACAGATCGGAGAATATTTTTTCTATGGTCAGGACAAGGCGGGGCCGGGGTATGCACGCCTCATGCTCTACATCGAACAATGCGCAGAGCAATT